ACTTTATTTCCTTGACTGCCGTAGACATAAAATAAAAACATGTAGTATTATAGATGATGAAAAAGAAAAAGAAATTGCAATAAAAAGAGGTCATTTAGATGAAAAAAATAATCTAAGTCACGGAGCTTTATTTATACTTGATGAGTTTCAAACTTATCTTGTAAAATCAAAAAAGAAAGTGTCCTCAGAAGTATTAGGCGAAGATTCAGTAAAAAATATAAATACTTATAGAGAAATGTTTCCTGCTATAAGAATAGGTAAGGTGGGATTGCTTAGACAAACTGTACAAGAATTAAAAGATAAGTTTGTTTGGTTCTTTAAAACTTATCCAGAATATGACTGGACCTTAGTATTAGATGCAACTGACTATTACATTTATATGAAACAAAAGGAGAATATGGAATATATAACTACCAGTAGTTATTTTATTCAGAGAACTGATGCAAGTACAAGAATAAATAGGTCACTCTTGGCAGATCATTGCCAAATGATTCTAGATAATCCTGAGATTTTATCTCAAAATTAATTTATAAAATTATTTGATTTTAAATTTTATTTTGTATTTTTACAAACATATTATTAATATGAGCGAAGAACAAGAATACACGTCTAAGTTTAAACCTTTCTCTCAAGTTTTAGAAAAAGGTTTAAAATATGTACAGAAGAGAAAATCAGGAGAAATAAAAAGTTTAAGAACACCTTGGCCAAGCTTTAATAAAGCAGGTGTTGCAGGTTTAGAATGGGGATCCATGTTAACCATTGGTGCTAGACCAGGTGCAGGTAAAACAATGATTAGTTCTCAAATATTAAGAGAAGCATATCGTTTAAATCCTACACAAAAGTTTAATATTCTTGAGTTTCAGTTTGAAATGGGAGTTGATCAATATGCATCTCGTCAATTTGCTGCAGAAATGGCTTTAGATTACGGTGTAATATTAAGTACTGAAAGAGAGCTTGATCAATTTACAATGAATAAAATTATTGAATTTACAGCTGAAACAAAAGAACTTGAAAAAATAGGACTTAGAAGAGACATTATAAATGAATCTTTAACAGAACATCAAATAAAAAAAGAAATAGAATTAGCATATATAAGAGGTGGTAGTAAACCACTTTTAATAACAATAGATCATAGTTGGTTGATTAAGAAAAGTTCAAAAGATAAAGATAAATTTGATGTCTTATACAATGTAACAGAAATGTTAATGAAACTAAAGAATCAACTACCTATTATTGTAATTATGCTTACACAATTAAATAGATCAATAGAAGAAGCAGGAAGAAGAGTGGCTTCCTCTGTAAATAACTATCCTACATCAGGAGATATATTTGGAGGTGACGCTCTTATGCAAGGATCTGATATGGTAATAGTTTTATCACGTCCGTTCAAATTAGATATCAAATCATATGGTCCAGAAGCTTATAATGTAGAAACTGATGATGTTATTATGCACTTAATTAAAGTGAGAAATAACGATGATAAAAAAACCATGATATTTATGAAGATGGATGGTAAAAATCAAAGAATGGTTGAAGTGGCGACACCAACTCCTCAGAGACAGCTTGGTGTTAGACCAAGATATTCACAAAGAGCAGAAGGAAATTCTCAACCACAATGCCCAATAGGAACAGAAATTTAAAAATCAACAAATATGTTTAAAATTACAAAAGACAACAACGGAATGATCAAACGCTTATCTTATGCAGAATACAAAGCTCTTGATCCAAAAGACTCATCAACTTACAAAGCAGCTATTTTAGAAGAACTTAGAAGTTATCATCAACCTCTTGCTGATAATTTAGGTGTAAAAAGAAATGATTTTCAATACAAAACACCTTTTTATAGTCCTAAAGGAAAACATGTAGTATCAATTTTTGATAATGAGTTTTTAAAAGAAAGAGGTCTTTTCTTTGAAATGTATGATAATGCATTTAATCCTACAGATGAAGAAAAAACAATTTATAATGTTCCTCATAATTTAAATTATGGAGAAGAATATGAAGTAAACTTATTAAATAAAAATCATACTGCATATTTAGTACCTGTAGATGAGCTTAGAATAATTAATAAATATAGTGTATCTATTAGTGGAAGTTCAGCATTATTAGATGTTGAAAAAAAACCAAGTAAAGTTGAGCCAAAACAATCAGTTATTAATAAAGCAGATAGTCCATTTTTAGATGATTGTTTATTCTCAGATATGACTATTAGAGATTATTACGCTATACAAAAAGGTATTCCTGTTAGTTCTAAAGATTGGTTAAATAATTTAATTAAGTCAACAACAAACAAATAATATGGGAAAAGGAGTATTAATTATTGCAGAATCAGGTACAGGTAAATCTACATCTATTGAAAATTTAGATCCTGATAGTACATTTATTATTAATGTAGCTAATAAACCTCTTCCATTTAGAGGATGGAAGAAAAGATTCACTATTTGGACTAAAGATAACCAAGCAGGAAATTTGTATTCAGGTAGTAAACCTGAACAAATTGAAGCAGCGTTAGTATATGTAAATAGTAAACGTCCTGAGATTAAAACAGTAGTGATAGATGACTTTCAATACATGTCTAGTTTTGAATTTTTTGATAGAGCAAGTGAGAAAGGTTATGAAAAATTTACAGAAATTGGTGGACACTTAGCTCGTATAAGTAGACTTCCTAAAGATTTACGTGATGATCTTACTGTTTATTATCTAACACATTCAGAAGAAGGAACTGATATTGAAGGTAAAAAACGATATAAAGCTAAAACCATTGGTAAAATGGTTGATGAAAAGCTTACATTAGAAGGTTTATTTTCTATTGTACTATATGGTAAAGTTAAAAGAGATGCTAATGGTGCAACTAGATATGTGTTTGAAACACAAACAACTGGTGATAATACATGCAAAAGTCCAAAAGGTATGTTCAAAGATTTTGAAATACCTAATGATTTAGCATATGTTAATGAAGCTATTTCTGATTTTGAAAACTAATTTTTCTAATTCTTAATTTAATAAAAACAAAACGTTATGTTTAGTACAAAAGGACAAGAAGTAAAACAAGGTGGAACACCAAAATCATTACAACCTGGTGTAGTTTATGCAAAAATCCATAGTTCACAAGTTAGAACATCTAGTAAGGGAGACAAGAAAATTCTTGAATTAACCTTAGTGGCAAAATCTACAGATCCAGATTTTGAAGGATGGCCTCTTGACAAAGACAATCCAGATGGACCAAAGTATACAGGACCATGTTCTCGTGTTTCTGCTACTATTTGGACAGATCAATTTCAAACGGATGATGTTAATAAAAATGACATCTTAAATAAGTTTATTGTTATTGCAAAAGAATTAGGTCTTAGAGATGAAATTGACCTTCTTTCTACTAATAAAGCAATAACAAGTATTGAAGAGTGGGCAGCTGCTGCTACAGAAATACTAAAAGGACATAATGCTTATTGGTTTTTGAAAGGATCAGAAGAAGAATACAATGATAAAACAATTACTAAATTGTCTTTACCAAAGTATAAATTTATCTCTACTGATGAATCAAAACTTGATAAGTTTGATAAAACAAATAAGTATCATTTTAAACCATTGTCAAAATCTAATGTAACTAGTTTTGAACCAGCTAGTAATGATTTTGAAATGTAATTCTTTATACTTTCTATCCTAAAATGCGGGGGGTGTTTCTACACCCCCCTATATTTTTTATACATGTTTATAAACTAATAGTATGTTTAAAACAAAGAATCTTGTACATGATGTAATAGATGTACCAACTACATGGATATTTGAAACTTATTGTAAACTTAAAGAAAAGCTAATAGGGCAAGATGTAAAAATAAAAAGTTTATTCAATAGTAAAGAACGTACACCTTCAATGTGTATCTATGTAGCAGATGATAAAAGAAAAATATATAAATATAAAGATTTTTCTTCTGGTAAAGGAGGCTCAGCTATAGATCTTGTAAAAGATATTGAACAGCTTTCTTATTACAAAACTTGCCAACAAATAGTAGAAAAATATAATGACTTTATATTGCATAATAATGGTGGGTATGACTTAAAAGAGTTTAAACAAGCTAGTAAGTATAAAGTGAAATCATATATGTTTCGTTCTTGGAAGACTTCTGATCAATATTATTGGACTCAGTTTAATATAGGTTCACGTTTACTAAATGAATACTGTGTTCGTCCTTTAGAATATTACACATTAGAAAAAGAAGTTGAAGGAGAATTAAATAGTCTTACTATTCATGGTAATTACTTATATGGTTATTTTAAAAAAGATGAAACTCTTTATAAAATATACCAACCAAAAACTCTAGATAAAAAATTTATTAAAGTGAATGATTATATACAAGGAACTGAACAATTAAATAATTCTAAATATTTAGTTATTACAAGTTCTCTTAAAGATGTAATGTCTTTAAGAAGCCTTAAAATGGATATGGATGTAATTGCTCCTGATTCTGAAAATACATTTATTCGTAAAGAACAAATGCTAGAATACATTAAAAACTATAAAAAAGTGATAGTTTTATTTGATTATGACGAAGCAGGTATACAATCTCTGGCAAAGTATAAAATCACCTATCCAGAAGTGGCTGTAGCTGTTTTACCTATGAGTAAAGATATTTCTGATAGCATAA